TCTATCGCACTCCGAGGTAGGCCCGCGTCTGATGGAATTCAGGGGCGCTTACAAGCACGGCCTGAAGACGTGGGGCACTGACGCTGATGCTGCCGTGTTGGCGTCGTGTGCTGCCAAAGATATCACGGTCAACTTTTCTCAGTCCGGATCAGCCGGCCGAGCCATCAACGAAACCGTGTTATTCTTCAACGCCTCGGTTCAGAGCGTGATGAAACTCTCCCGGGCCCTGGGCGTCGCAAAGCCCCTGCCGTGGGGCAAGATCCAGACCAAAAGGGGGAACCTCGCGAGAACAGCCCGGCGAACGCTGGGCGGGATGACGTTCGTGTCGTTGATGAACTATTTCCGGAACCGCGACAAGGATTGGTGGAAGGACCTGCCGGCTCATGAGAAATGGGGCTATATCCACGTCGGCGGGCCGAGCATGGACAAACCTATCTTCCGCGTTCCGTTGCCGTTTGAGGTAGGATCTCTGTTCGGGGCTATCCCGTGCGCGTACCTCGAAGACAAGAGAAACCCGGGAGCGCTCGATGAAGCGCTCAAAGTTTTCTTTGACGGCGCATTTCCCCTTGAGATTACCTCGATCCGCGGGTTCCTGAGAAATGTGGCGCTTCTCTCTCCTGCCGTGGACACGGTTGCGAATAAGGACTGGAAGGACGCCGACATCGTCCCACAGTACGCCAAGTACAGCTTGAAGAAAGATCAGGCCAAGGTAACGACCACGTGGCTGGCCAAGCTCATAGGCGCACACGTCCCGGGCGGATACAGCCCTGCCAAGATCGATCACTTGATTAACGGGTACACCGGCAACCTGTACCGGCGTATGCTGGACACGATAAAGCTGGCGGTCGACCGATCGGACATCGATCTGACCAAGCCGTCTTCGCTGCCCTTGTTCGGTACGCTCTTCTTGCGTCCGGAGACGTCCCGTTCTATCGGCGACTTCTACGATCGGCTCGATCTGATATCACGGAAGAAGAAGTCTGGAGATGCGAGCGTGGAAGAGCTGGGCGAATGGATCTTGATGGATCGAGTATCGAGGAACCTGTCGGGCGTTTGGTCTGAACGGCGGGACGTGATATCATCCGGCAAGAACGCCGGAGCCAAGAAAGCCGGAGCCTTGGTCATGATCAAGGAGGCCCAGGCCCTTATCGCCACGACCAAGAAGCTGACCAAGGCTGATCACAGAAAGGCGGGGATAGGCAAGCTGGCCTATGACGCCACCTCTCCCAACGCGGAGCCGGACAAGAAAAAACTCGCCCAGGATCTACTCGGGTCGGTTGGCGGCGAAGAGATCAAGGCGGCGCTGAAGGTATTCCGCAAAGGCAAGACGACCGCCATCATGGGTCCTTCCAAGAAGCTGACCGCATACGGAAAACGGTTGCGCGAACTGAAGAAACTGAGGCTATCAGAATAATTTCTCACCTTTTTTTCCCGATCCGGGTTGATTACGGTTTTTCGCGACATACCAGTAGTATTGACTACGGCAGCAGTACCGCTTAGCGAACTGCTAGGGGTCATAAGGTGCGTAAAGCACGGCCCGGTAGCCCTGCGGTCCCTGGGACTGCCGCGGGGCTACCCCGTACCTTCTCCACCACCATAGAGGAGAACGCCCATAAGCCTTCTTGCGAGCCTTGCGAGTCGAACCACCACAGGAGAAAGAGATATGTCCATCACACTTGCCTCACTTCAGAGAGGCGTCCGGCTGAGAGCGCCCCGGGTCATCGTACTCGGCGTTGAGAAGATTGGTAAAACGACCTTCTCATGTGGGACGACCTTTGACGAGAACGGTAAGATCATCGAGACTGGGATAAACGGACCCGTTGTGATCCCGGTCAAGGGCGAAGAGGGCGTAGACGCCTTGGACGTCCCAGTCTTCCCCACCTGCACATCCTTCCAAAATCTGATGGAAGCGCTTACGGCGCTGTACGTGGAGGAGCACGAGTACAGAACCGTTGTCGTGGACTCGGCCAGCGCCTTGGAACCGTTGGTTTGGGATTCCGTCTGCCAGCAGTACAACGTGGACTCCATCGAGAAGGTCGACGGGGGATACGGAAAAGGGTACACGGCAGCCGTGAGCGAGTTCCGGAAGCTGCTCGACGGACTCGACGCCCTTCGCGCCGAGAAGAACATGGCCAGCATCATCATCGGCCACGTCAAGGTGAAGCGCTTCGACGATCCCGCCGGCGAAAGCTACGATCAGTTCATGTTCGACGTACACGACAAGGTAGCGAACCTGTTGTTTCGCTGGTCCGATCTGATACTCTTCTGCAATACCAAGGTCGTGGTCAAGAAAGAGGACCAGGGCTTTGGTAAAGAGACACATCGCGGCATCGACGTCTCCGGCGGCAAGCGCTTCCTGTTCACGCAGAAGCGGCCCGCTCATCCCGGCGGCGGCCGCGGCGCGTTCGGCCAGCTCCCGTACGAGCTCCCCCTCGATTACTTGGCCTTTCAAACCGCCGTTGAGGCCGCTGCTGCGGAGGCCGTAGCAATCGGGGGCGAGAAATGAGTCCATGGGAGAGAAAAACCGATCAGCTTCACGTCAAATGCGATCGGTGCAGAAGAACAACCTCTGCTGATAGCACGTTCCGAGACGGGAAAGACAAAATCTGCCCCAGGTGCTACAAGTCTGATACCATCGAACACCGGAGGGAGATCCTTAACGAATTTCCGCCTCACGGAATAGTCTTGAACCGAAATATCCTGCCGCGACCGCGGTCAATGAGATGCACCCGCACCACCACATAGCAAGGAGATTGAATTCATGCCCGGTAACATCAGCGAACTTTACGGAGAAGACTTCGACACCCGCCGAGAGGACGCGGCAACCGGCTCCTTTGAGCCGCTCCCGCCCGGTTGGTATCCGGTCATGGTCGATGACGCGGAGATAAAGGACACTCGGGCCGGGACCGGAAAAATCCTGAAGCTGGAGCTGGTCGTGATCGGAGAGACGTTCAACGGCCGGCGGATCTTCGCAAACATCAACCTCATGAACCCCAACGCGAAAGCCGTCGAGATCGGCATTCGCGAACTGGCCGCGCTGGGTCAGGCTTGCGGGTTGGCGGCTATCGCGGACTCGGACCAGCTGCTTGGACAGCAGATCATGGCCCGCGTCAAGATCACGTCGGCCGAGAGATCGGGAACCGGCGAGCCCGACAATAACGTCACGGCCTACAGAGCGATCGACGTTCCAACCGCGGCTCCGCCCGCAGCCGCCCCGGACTCCGACCAAGCCAATACGCCTGCCCCACAGCAAGCCGCTGCGGTAGGAGCCGCCCCAACGGCCTACAAGGCGACACCCCCCGCTGCTCCCCCCGTCAAGGCTCCCGTCAAGAGCAAGATGCCCTGGGAAAAGTAGCCGACTTAATGGCTGGTACTTAGAGGTGTGATAGCCATTTATAAATAGCGGAACCTCCGGGCCGGTGAGAGGCCGGCACTATTTACCATCATACAAGGAAAAGACCAATGAATGAGTCAGCACTACAGGAATTAGCCGGCCAGTTGTTTCAAGCAAAACGTGCCGAAGCGGAGGCAAAAATCGAGCGGGTCGAGATTGAAGAGCAAATTGCCGCGCTGGTCGAGACCAACGACAACGGCAGCAAAACCGTGGACACGGGGAACGGGCTGAAGGTCACAGTCAAACGAGGCCTCAGCTACTCGGCCGACCTCGATTCTATCATGGGGCTGGACATCCCTGGAGAAACCATGCCGGTCAAGGTCCAAGCGGCCAAGTATGTGTTCAACCCGAAAGAGTACGAGCGCGTACTCGCGGATCATCCGGACGTCGGCGCGAAGCTGGCCGAGTTCGTTACCACCAAACCGCTCAAGGCCTCGGTGACAATCAAAATGGCGTAACCGCACGGGTTGTGCGCCTCTGCCCGATTGCCGCTGGGCAGGGACGCCGCGCCTTCCACCTCTTCACCACCACAGAGGAACGGACCTATGAGCGACCTATCAAACTTCGCACCTCAAGCGAGCGATACGGTTAAGCAGATTTACGCTTGGCACAAGAAGATGGGCGAATCGGAACCTTCCCGCGGATATCTCGGTGCCAGCATCCTCGGGCACGAGTGCGAGCGGAACCTTTGGTACAACTTCCGGGGCTGCGTTCCCCGGTCCTTCTCAGGCCGCATGTTCCGGCTTTTCGAGACCGGCAACTTGGAAGAGCCTCGGATGGTCAAGGAACTTTGCGCCATTGGCTGCGAGGTTCACGAGGTAGATCCCAACACCGGAGAACAGTTTGCGGTGTCGGCCCTGGGCGGGCACTTCTCCGGACACATGGACGGTTGCGCGATCGGGATACCGGAAGCGCCCCTGACATGGCACGTGCTTGAGTTCAAAACTCACAGCGAAAAGTCTTTCGCTAAACTCGTCACTGCCGGGGTAGCAGCGTCAAAGCCACAGCACTATGCTCAGGTCATGGTTTACATGGGCCTGACGGGCCTGACTCGCGCTCTGTACCTCGGCAAGAACAAGAACACCGACCAACTGTACGCCGAACGAATCCCGTATGATAGCACGGCGTTCAAGTGCCTGATGAACCGCGCCGAGCGGATCATCAAAAGCACGGCTCCGCCCGAGCGGATAGCGAAACGTCAGGACAGCTTTCATTGCCGCTTCTGCGCGGCGAAAGAACTCTGCTGGGGAACCAGCGACATAGCCGTCCCGATCCCGACTAAAGCCTGCCGGACATGCTGCCACGCCACGCCGGACACGGAGCGAGAGGACGCCGTATGGGTGTGCAAAAAGCATAACTTCGACGTAAGCCCCGTGGGGAGCGCAATCGGTTGCGAAAATCACCTACTGCTGCCTGATCTCGTATCCTTTGCCGAACCGACCGATGCCGGCGACGACTGGATCGAGTTCACGAACCACGAGGACGCTGCCGTATGGCGACACGGCCCGGGTAAAGGGATGTTCAGCACCAAAGAGCTGATCACCACTGCTGGACCGCTGGGACCGCCCGGAGCTGCAAGAGTACAGGCCAAGGGAGTACAGTCGGTCGAGCCCGAGCCGGAGCCCACAGGCTTCGAGCTCCCCAAGGACCTCTCATTGCTCGCGCAATATCCTTGGCAGGATTCTGAGCGCGTTTGGGACGGCCCTTCATCCGCCCTGGGTGAAGAAATTACTCGGCTGATTGGATTCAGCGTTGCGATTACGCCAACGGCGCAGGAGAAAACGGCCGAATGGGAGGCGTTTGAGTACGGCAATCATGAACTGCTGGCCGTGGTCTATCATACCGGCGACCAGCATCATGCAGCCATCTGGAGAGGGAAGTCATGAAGCGTCCAAGAAAAGAAGCAACCTGCGCCCAATGCGGGTACAAATTCTTTGTTTCGGCAAGGAAGCCCTACCGTAATTCACAAATGGACCCCAAGAGAAGAAGGCTCCCGATTTGTCCGGAATGTCACAAGGATAACATCAGAATCTGGAACGAGCTCAAGGAGAGCCGAAGACCCGAAGGCGAGGTGTAAGCCATGGAAGCGATGAAGATATCCGAGGCGATTTCTCTTCTGACGGGGATCGAGAAACAGTACGGGAATGTCCGCCTATGCTGTGCCGCCTCTGTGGACCCCGAGACCCTATGCCGAATCAGTAGCATCGACGCTGAAAAGGATGGTAGGGGTAATTGGGAATGTATCGCCAGAGTCACTAATGCCGACAAGCTGAGACCACAATACGAGGAGGATTAAATCATGCCCAAGCGCAAGAAAAAAGAGATGACCGAGCTGGAGATCCGTCGGCATCAGGTAGCGGAGTACGCCGGCATGCTGGGGCGCTGGGGAGAGAAGACCGACAACATCCCTCCGGCTGAGTGCGAGACCCCACAGGAATGGATCATGAAGCGGTTCGCCGAACACCTGAAGGAGCTGCAAGCATGACCGGCCTGTTTCGTCCACCATCGATCGAAAGCGGCGCTATCACGCCCAGGCCGTACCAAGAGGAAGCGCTTGAAGCGCTCGATCTGCACATGCGGTCCAAGGAAACGTACCCGTGCGTAGTGATCCCGACCGGCGGCGGAAAGTCGATTCTTATGGCATGGGCTATCCAGCAATGGAAACGCGCCTACCCACCCTTCCGCTGCTGCATCCTTGCTCACCGCAAAGAGCTGGTACGGCAGAACGCCTCCGAGCTGGCCAGCGTTTGGCCGGGCGGCGACATTGGCATCTATTCCGCTTCGTTGCGACAACGGGACTGTGATAGTTCCGTAGTGTTCGCCAGCATCGATAGCGTGTTTCAGAGGTGGGGAGAGTTCCCCGCCTTTGACGTGATCATCGTTGACGAGGCTCACCGGATACCCGCCCGGGGAGAGGGCAAGTACCGCAGCTTCATCAAGGGCTGCAAGTCGCTGAATCTGAACCTTCGGGTTATCGGGTTCACCGCTACACCGTTCCGGATGGGTTGCGGCCCGATCTGCCACAAGGACCATATTCTCCACGAAGTCTGCTATGAAGCCAACGTAGGAACACTGATAGCACAAGGGTTTCTGTGTCGGCTTCGGTCCAAGATCGGAGACGTACAGCCCGACATGGCAGACGTGCGCCGGAATTCGGGCGGCGATTACATCACGAAAAGTCTTGCTTCTGTCGTGGACACGCCCAAGATCGTGCGCCTTGCCATCCGATCAGCCATGGGCATCATCAACGCGGAGAAGAGACATTCCATCATCTTCTTCTGCGTGGACGTCCGGCATTGCAAGGACGTAAGTGCGGAGCTGCGTAAGTATGGGGTGCAGGCTCCTACCATCACAGCCGGGACGCATAGCCTGGACCGAGACCGCACAGCGGAAGCGTTCAAACTCGGGCAGCTCAGGGCTATCTGTAACGTCAACGTGTACACGGAAGGGTTCAACGCTCAACGTGT